ATGAAGCAGAAAGCACGAAAGGAGAAACGAATACCTACGTCTGAAGAAGTCTATAAGGAAATCAAAAAACAGGGGGAAGCAAAGAGAAAGGAAGCAATCATTGAAGAGATTCAGTCTCTTGATCCCCTTGCGGGAGAGCATGAAGTAACAGTCATTGATCCACTATGGCCTTATGCTTCGAGATTCTCCAATGTAACCCACCAAGCAAGGAATCCATAGTTATATACGGAAAGATATTATAGAGAGGTTCGATGACGAAAAGGCTACTTTCTATCAAAGACTCGAAAGAATTCCGGGAAGTATTCAGTAAAGAACAAATAAAGAGAAGAGGAAAAGTTAGAAGGCTTCCCTTTGCTAAGAAAATTGAGATCGTCTTCCAAATGCAGGGAATGAGCCTCTTAAAAAGAGTAAAATAACTCTGTTAGAAGAATTCTAAATGTTTTAAGCCATCATCCAATTATAGATATTTTACGACTTTATTGCCAATCCATCCTCCCTGGCCGTTCTCCAACCGCACGTTGAACGATCCTATGTATTGTCCAATTATGGTCAACGCATCTTTAGAGTAAACACTTACTTCGGTATCACATCTATAATCTGATACCCTTGCGTTGCGTTAGACCACTGGATCTCGATGCCGTAATTCTTTGTGATTCCACCCCCTGTGACCGCACAGTTTGGCAGCGTCCATGTTCCTGGATTCACGTTGGTCACAAAGTCTCCTTGAAATTTCTTAACCGTCACCGTAGCATCCAGGTCTTTGGTTTGGCCATCCTGGTTATGAAGCCTGACTTTGATTGCATGATTCCCCGCAGAGAGAAGCGACCAGTTCCAAATCCCGCCAAATCCGGAGTTCTCTGCATTGGGATAAGTGGGGTAGGCATTCTTGACATCCATTCGGCTGCTTCCGTAAGGAATGTTTCCAAGAGGAATGTTTCCGTAAGTAATGTTTTCAAGAGATTGACTACCATCGATGAACCACTCCACTTTTGTAATTCCTTTCCCGTCGATTGCCCAACCGTGAATGGTAGTGATTCCTGCGACAGTTTGGCCGTCGGCAGGATTTTCAAGATTGCCGATGAGAGGGGTTGGAGGGGCTGAGGCTGGCCTGGTCAGGGAAAAATCACCTACATCATTCTCTTTTATCTGTCCATTCGAATTTACATTTAGGACCCAAGAACCGTTCATGCTATTCACATTGGTGAGCGTTCCACTAGTAAATGCAAGTGATTCGCAGTTATAACAAGTGCATGAATAGTAACCTTGGAAATACGCTGTATTACCTGAGACGTATGAGCCCGTGGCCACCGGAAAGGTTGCGGTACCGCAACTAGTATTTTCTACCGTAATTGTTCCACCTAAGTTTCCATTTACATCTTGCGTCGTCAGGTTAACACTTAAATTCCCGCAATGGTACGAGTCACGGCAATAAAGTGGTGCAAGTAATCCTTGAGAATCAATCCAGGTTCCTGACCAGTTTCCCCTGAAATCTGCACATAAGGCAGGAGATAATTGGAAGCAAATCATAATTACAGGGAGAAGAGGGATTACCTTTGATATAACCCTATTTCTTAAAGGGTTACAGATAAATTGATAAAAATATGAGCGATTCATAGAAACCTCCCCAAGAGTGAAATTAATTGACAGACCATTTGATATTTGAATGGAGCAGACCGACTTCTACCAATACTATAGATTGAAGATTATTTTCTCCGTTAGCAGTTTGGTTTGCCGGCTTTTCTCCCCTTCGGTCTAATGTCTGAATCACAGTATGGTATGTCCCCTTTTTCTATGGCAGCAGATCTTTTTTTGATCGGTTTGGTTTTTTCTTTCTTGGGCAGACCTTTAAAAATACATTTGGATCGAGGATAGATTGAAAATCAGGTCCAAAACTGAATATTCGGATCGAGGTTCAATGTTACATGAGGCAGATTTTTAAAGGTCTTTTTCCATCGATCACCCCCCTTAAAGATTAGTCAAATATTCTTTGTATCAGAAATATAATCATACTTTCTAACTTTTGTCAATAGAAAAACGAGATTGTGGAAATTATCTTTTAAGGATTATCACTTGAAATCTGGTATTCCGATATGGAATCTCGATTTGATGACTTCAGGAAGAAATCAACACTAAACTTAAGGTTCCCAAAGGTCAAATCTAACTTTCACAACCAGATTTCAATTCCACCGGTATAGTTTAGCAGCGAGTTCTGGATTTTGTTTCAAATTGTTTGGATTTTTATTATCAGACGTGGTTTTTTTGGGAACAAAAAAGCACCGATCAGAAGATTAAGACTTTCTAATCTGCTTGTGAAGAGCTTGTGAACCTATTTCACACTCTATTTAATCGGCCGATCACCAAGCGATCGCTTAATAATTTGAGATCAGGAGCTCCGTAACAGCCTTGTGCGGCGATCGCCCATGTCCTGCCGTATAGGTCGTTTTTTCCCTCGAGATCCGGAACCCTTGAAATATCTCTCGCGTCTTCGGATGGTCATTAATCGAGAGAAGAAATTTCCCTCTTATCCCTGCCAATATCTCCCTCAGCTTTTCGAAGTCCTCCCTAAAAAATATCCCATCGCCATAGTCTTTCTCGTGTCCATAGTAGGGCGGATCGAGATAGAAGAACGTGCCGGGCCTGTCAAAACATTTGATCAGTTCTTCGTATGGTTTGTTCTCAATATAAACCTGGGCCAGGCGAAGGTGAACGGCCGATAGGTCTTCTTCTATCCGCAAGAGATTCAGGCGCGGCGGGCTTTGTGCAGAGATTCCGAACGTCGGACTTTTTACTTTAGCCGAGTATCCTGCCTTCAGAAGAAAATAGAATCTCACGGCGCGCTGGATATCCGTGAGTGTTTCGGGATCCTCTTTTTTGAATCTTTCAAATTCATCCCTGGCCACGAGAATCCATTTCAAGTAGCGAATGAACTCCTCGAGGTGATGCTTCACGACTCGATAAAGCGTCACAAGCTCTATATTGATGTCGTTCAGGATCTCCACCTTCGATTCCTCTTTTGTAAATAAGACCCAGGCTGCTCCCGCAAAGACCTCACAATAGCATGTGTGAGGCGGTATCCTTTTGATGATCTTGCCGGCTAATAGATGCTTCCCTCCGAGGTACGCTAATAAACTTCTCATTGATCGAACCTCCCAATTGTTTTTTCGGAATAACCTTGATATACCTTTTCGCACGCATGCGGATGGTAGCGGGTTATCCCGTCGTGTGGACTTCACACGGCTTGGGGAGGTTCGAACTCCCTGGGTTACTGTCCGCCTTTAGGCCTTATAGTCTACCGAAATATAGCACATCGTGACGGCTTTGAGGTTCGTGCTGCCGTAACGCCATTGCGAATAGCCGACGCCGCGAATCCCATTGTTTCCAATCCCGTTTATCTCGGCCACAGTCCAGGGCAATCCAGTCTTTGGATTGTTCACGAATATCCGTTCGTACGTATTGAACTGAGTGGGATACATGGGTTCTGACCATGCGTCCATACTGTAACTCCCGCTATTAAAGACCAACGTATCCAGGATGGGGTCCGAATTATCAATCTCCTTCTTGCATCTTATCGTGACCCTCACGGAGATATCTATCGCATCCGCCGGGATAGAGAACGGATCGATCAGGAACTGATCCTCCGAATAATCGGCATCGGCCGATTCATTGTAGGTGCTAAAGTCGTCCGGGACCGTCTCGGCCACATTCTGCCAGTTATTTGGGTTTCCATGCGGGGTCCATTCGGAGATAAGATCCCCTACCGGAAGCCTGGTCTGTGTTTTAATCTCTTTCACCTGCTCTCCTTTCATTTTTATCAGCTCGCTTTCTGGCTGATAGGATATTCCAACGGCCGAGAATTTCTTGCCGGACCATCCGGCAATCTGCGAGATAACGGTGAAGGCATCGAACGGCTCCAGTTTAAAGGCATCCCACAGGGCATTAAATTCCACGGTTTTTTTGAGTTCTTTTCTGTCCCCCAGGAGCCAGGCGAGCACATCCTCCACTATGATGCCCGAATCATCCGCACAGGAGAATTCGATCTCCTCCTGTTGAAGACCATATTTTGTGATCGAGGGAGAACTTGAGACTTTTGCTATGGCCCGATATTTTTCCCCGGGAGATCCGCTTTTTGAGTAATCCCTGAAATAATATCCGATGAGGCTGTTCTTGATATCGACAACATCGCTTTTTCCGAAAAGGAAATTTCCCTGAATATTGTTCTTATCGAAATCCATCACAGAGGTTGGAACCTCGGTCGACCTGAGGACCAGATAGAATTGGCCGCCCCATTCGAACATCCTCGTTCTCGATTGAAGATCCATCTGCCCGAAGAGATCGCCCACTTTTATTGCGACATCGGGCAGATTGAAGGCGAACTTATACACGAGGTCGTTATAAACCGCCCCGACCGTATCGAAAGAGGCATTGATATCGGCCGCGAGGAAGCCGAGAAGGTTTATCAGGATGTGTTTCCTCACATGATCGGGCCTTTCAATAAGAGGGTTTGTGTTTGGTATCCCCGTTATTGTCCCGGCATCGTCATCGTAGATGCCATTCACGTCGCAGGCAACCAGGTCTCCAATAACCGTGTTGGCGACGGAATTCCCGGTCAAGGCCACGCCGTCTGCAGCATGCGCAGGGATGGCTTCGGAGTAGGGAGTATATTCAACTTCTTTATAAGCCTCCATAATCTGGGCGCCGGATACCCCCCCTCCAATGGTGAACTGATCGGGCCAGGATCCTCCGATGTGTGTGAATCTTCTCCAACCCGGGATTCCCCCGCTGATTGTCCAGTTGTCAGGTTGCATCCCAACAGCGCCATACCCATTGGAATAAACATAAATATATTGTTTGACTATTACTCCCAGATCGGTTTCATCGAAGGCCACGACCGCGGCCTGTTCGGTGGTTCAGGTGGCATAGGTGGCTTCATTGCCATCAATCATATTATTGCCATTGGTGCACGAACATGAATAAAGGGAAGAAGGAATGCATTTTTTCGTTAAATTTCCGCCCGCACCTGGGGCGGCGTGAGGGTGGGAGCCGGTGGAAACGGATTGAATGGTCTTCTCCTCAAATTTCACCTTGTCGGAGAATACTATCGTAGCCCGGCCGGTGTCTGTCCCGTCATCCTTTGTGATCCCGGAGACGACCCGGAGCCACTCTTCAGATCCTCTCTTGACATAAACATCTCCGATCATTGCCACCGGATATTTGCTCACTTCTACCTCGAAGTCGGAGCGTTTCTCATAGATCTCGGAACCCATGTTATGCCCAACCGCCGTCGTGCTCCCGTATCCCCTCGTGATGGTGAGCGTGTTATCTACTTTATTTGTGACCCTGATCTCCTCGATATCGCAGATCGCCGTAAAGGGAAGCGAAGGGCCTCCAGAAGCATCGGAGACCACTACGGAGAGCGCCGCTGCGTCCAGGTCCGCGGTCAGTGTCGAAAGCCAGCCGGCCACGGTCCACGGGCAGACGAGTTTTTTGATCGATCCGTAGGGGATATTTCTATACTTTCCGATGTCATCAGGGTCGGCGTTCGGGAAATCGGTCAGGTTGATCACATCTACCGGCAGGGAGTCTTTTTTCCCGAAGAGCATCAATGAGCAATCGATCTTGAAATCGATTGGCGGATCGCAGATCTCGTAGGGATGGCCCATCTCGCCCTTGAATATCTTGACGGAAACATCCGATATGAGAGTCTCACCCGGGTCCCAGAGGAGTTTATAGACTTCGACATATTTTTTCTCCGGCGGGTAATCGTCGAAGAGCTCGATGAGCGTGCCCTTGCTCATGATTGGCTGGTTTTTGAATCGCAGTGTGATCGGAGAATTGTCGCCAAGGCTGAGGTTTCGGACCTCGCTCTCGATGGCCGAAAGATCGAAGAGATAATCCTCATATTCATGGCCGTTAAACGAGAAACACCGGTCCGAAAAATAAAGGGTCAGGCCCGAGAGAAGAAGATGCACGAGATAGATCGGCCGGTTAAAGGAGCGATCGATCTTTTTTGCCTGATTTGGGGAAAGGATTCTTGTCATAAATTAGATAGTGCGGCCGAGGACCTGGCGAAATTCCAGACGGTATGAGTAGAAGGCGTCCGCATCTTCTCCGTCATAACCGAAATCCTCTTCATTTATTTTCTTCCCATAAATCACGATGCCGAGATGATCTTCGATCCAGAACGGTTTGATCCCTCCGCAGAGCGTTTCCAGGGCCTTGAACTCGGTCTTTTGCGCCGGTCCCATATCCTTGAACTCATAGGCCCGATATTCTTTTAGATCTCCGAATTGCACGTCGAAATCGAGACCGGACCTTGTCTCATCATTGAGTTCGTTTCGTTTCCGGCCCTCTCGGGCGCCAAAAAGAGGATTCACCACGAAGGTATAGGAAGGGCCGAGAAACATCTCGGGGAGTTCGGGAGCCTGCGCCGGAGCCGCAATATTTAGACGCCAGTACTGTTTGGTCTGCGTGGCGAAAGACTTATCGATCAGGCCGGACCCGGATTGCACCCAGGACACCGCATCGTGAATATCGGAGCCGAAATTATCGGTGGAATATTGAATCTTGAGAGAGAGACCGTCGAGATTGTGGCCCGGAGGAATGATCAACCGATCCGCCGCATAGACCGTGACATCCTGATCGAGCGTTATCAGAAATGGGTTGGTGGTTGAATCGCCCTTGAAGAGTTTTCCGATATCGCGATCATAAAGCCTATAACCGGGGAAAGACACATCCTCATCGGTCGGCTCGACGATTGCCAATTCCAGAATATTGCGGTAAAGGATTTTTATCTGCTGGGCCATGTTTTATCGTGACCCCCTCCGGGCCAGCTTCCGGCTCGGAGAGTCCTCCAGCTCGGAGAGAGGTCCCTCCGGGCCGGCGGCGTGATTCGTGACTCGTAGTTCGTGAGTTTCAAATTCATCTTATTTTTTTGAGGGCCGTTTCGAGATCGCCTGAGAGCTGGTATTTTAATGCCTTCACAATTTCCTGCGCGGTGGCGCGGGGATTCCGCGATTCACTAACGGTAATGCTTATCCTTTGGCCGCCCATCGAGACCTGATTGGTTGTACTCACTTTCTCTCCCTTATGGAGGATGTACTTTCCCGTTTTCGGGACGTAACCTATCCCCGTTTGGAACGACCCTTCGACCCCTTGCAAAACATCAAGGGCCTGTTGCTTTTTCATGACGTCGATCTGATCCTGCAGGTCGCTCATGAGGCCGGCCAGAACATCCGCCTGTGGATTTTTCCAGTTAGTCATCATGTTGATGCTCGCCCAACCGGAATTGATAATATTTTGCCAGCCCTGTTGCACGGCCTTGTATTGGTCCATCTGCTTTTCGAGACTTTTTAATTGAATGCTTGTTTCTTCGAATGAGATATTCACCTGAAGTGCGTTGATCGTGTCCTGGATGGTCCCGAATTTATCAACTAATTTTTTAAGCGCATCACCGAGGGCCATCTTTGGAGACATGCCCGTGGCCGTGAAATCGATATTGACATTGGTAAGAGTTTGAAGTTTATTATTGAGATTGGCATCCCAGCTCCCGCCATATCCCCCAACGGGAGGAACAGATCCTCCACCGGCGCCCCCACCTGAACTTTTTACGATAATCGGATTGGATTCGATCTTTTCTTTCAGATTTTTAAAATAATTATAGACCTCATTAAAACTTCCCTCGATTTCAACGGTATCGATCTTTATTTTTATCTTTTCCGCGCCCGCCGCTGCGAGTTCTGATTGGAGTTTGCCCATTTCTTGCTGAAATTTCGCACTATATTCACTGAACTGCGCCTCCAATTCTGCGGTCGAAGGCCCCTGAATTTTTTTCATTTCCTCGTTGATCGAATCGGCAAGGGCCTCTATCTTCTTTCGGAATTCGGGATCATCACGGCTGATCGCCTTGGCTCCCTCTTCATATTTCTTTTGAAGATCGGCCATCGATTTCGTGATATCCGGTGCAACAAGTTTCTTCATGGCCTCGGTGGCAGAGGCCAGGGCATTCTGATAATCCTTGGAGGAGGCCTTCCCTTCTGAAAAGGCCTTTTTTATCAGTTCCATATTGGTCCGGGCGGCATTGGCCATCCCGACCAGGTCGATGGAGCTGGTGACATTTAACTCGTTAAACGTTTTTTGAAGTTCCGTCACATATTTGGGAGTCTCGGCCATGCCCTGATTTAATTTATGAAGCCCCACGAGGAATTCATCCCATTGTTTGCCGGCGACAGCTCCTGCACTGGCCTCCTCTACTTTCTTTTCGGCGCCGGCCAGGTCCTTATCAATTTCAATAATCCTTTTTTTGGCGGCCTCGATCTTTGCCATGATCTCGACCTGGCCTTTTTCGGAGACATAAGGTTGCTCTACCTGCAAGCCGAGAAGTTGGGCCTCGAGGGAACTGACCTGGGCTACAAGGCGCTCTTTCTCCGTGCCCCCGCCAGCCGTAATGACTCCGGCTTTGCCGATTCTCGTAAGGCGATCGAGAACCTCATCCAGGACAGGAAGCAACTCGCCGCCAAGGGTTTTCTTGAATTCAGTCCACGTATTCCCCAGGTGCGCCAACTTACCCTCATAAGTGGTGAGATCTTTTTGCGAGGCGCCACTGAATAATTCATTTAATTTTTTAAATCCGTAGGCGGCCTTGTCGGCCTGGGTTGCATTTACATCGAGGGTGTCGACAAGGTGCCTGAAGGCCGGGTTCATCCTACTCAGGACCTCGATATCGCCGTTCATGGCCATGCCGACGTAGCGAAGCGCCATTTCCAGATCCATCCCCGTCTGGGTCGACATATCCATCGCCAGTTTTGTCGCCTGAAAAGCCTGGCCGAGGTCGGCTGTGTACATCATCATCTGGCCCAGCCCTTTCTGGGCCATTTCACTGGAGAACCGTGTGGAATTCTGGATTGAGTTAGCGAAGGCGTCGATGGCTGTTTTTACTTCTTTATATTTTATGCCCACGGCATCGATCTGAAAGGCCATGCGGGATTCGATCTGCTCGGCGTTGCCTGCCTCACTGACAAAGGATTGGACGCCTTTGATCATTCCGTAGATGGAGGCGCCGGCAGCGGTGAATTCAGCCCAGTGGGATTTCAGGGAGGAGAGGAGCCCTTCGGAGCTGGACTTTACGGAATTGAAGGCCTCTTTGGTTTTGTCGGCTGCTTCGAGGATGATTGAGACTTTGTTTTCTGGCATCGTTTATCTCGTGCCTCCCTCCGGGCCAGAGGCCCCTCCAGGCCGGCGGCGTGTCTCGTGTCTCGTGTCTCGTGTCATAAATTCACAATTCTCACAGTCGTCTTTTTTCGCTTTGCGACAGGCGAGGCAATATTTGAGTCGTGACTCGTGACTCGTGGTTCGTGAATCGGAAACTCCCTCCGGGGCGGAGTCCCCTCCGGGGCGGAGCCCAAAAAAATTGAGTACGGATTCACGGAATAAAACCTCTCTCACTCCATATCGGAGGAAGGGTTCGCATTCTCTCGGGGTAAATCCCCAGAGGATACCATCCCGCCTGGAGATGTCTCCGCGGCAGAGGATGGTGACGGCTTCTTCAATCCAATCCCCATTTTCTCCACTACCCGGTTGATGGTCCCCGCCAGCCTCTCGAGAGTCGAGGCTATCGGGTTGCAGTCGAAAAAATCTTCGACCACCTGAAACATCGTTTCCGGCTCGATGGAGAATTTTATCTCTATGGCCAGGTCCTCGACGTCTTTATCTTTCAGGGGGCGATCCTCTTCTCTTAATACGATCGCCACACCTTCCGAAAGATAGTCTCCGAGGGATTCGATGACCGACCAGGGAGTAAGAATCGAGGGAATTTGAATCTTTTTACTTTTGATAAAAGCGATCAGTTGCTGGACCTGGCCCAGGACCAAAGGATTCTGAAAATATTTCTTGCCATCGATCTCGTACCGAAACTCCGTCATTTCATTCCTCCATAAGAAGGGTATTGGGTGGAGGGTGTTGGGTGTAATAACTACCCCCTACCCCCTGCTCCCTACCCCCTATCCTCTATAAATTCGCCTGGGCGTTCATCAGTTCGATCCAGAGGGCGCTCGCATCCGAATCGTTGTCGTAATAGGCCTCGAATTCCAGATCGACCAGAATTCCTTTATCCCCTGCGATGACCGGCGCCTGCGGACGGAATACGACCTCGTCAAAGTTATAGGTCAGTTTTTCGTTGCCAGCGGTGCCGGCCCCTGTGCCTTTGGTCAATACCACCTGGAGCGAGTTCTCGGTGTTGTTGAGGGCGAGGGTATAGAGCGTCATGTCTTCGAAAAGGGCGGTCAGTTTTCCGCTCACCTTGACCTTTCCTGCATTGACTGCGTATCTCTCGCCCGCGCCGCCGATGACGAAGGTTGAACCATCGAGGTTGTTCTCAATTTTTCCTGTGATCTCGGTCACCACTGCTAAGGGCGTGGTGTTTTGATTGATCACGGCCTCGAACCCGTCAAATGGATTGTGGCCGAAATCGGTGGGCGCCCCATCGTGGGGAAGCACTGCCGCGGTTTCTTTTGCCCCCATCAAGGTGAAACCTCCTGTGATCGGGCCTTCGGTCTTGACATCGAAATCATGCGAGTTGACCTTGCAGCCGTTGTAGCGTAGGTACTGAACGATGTCGGGGAATTGCTTTTCGACCTGCAGGCCCACGGGAAGAGACCCGATCTTGAAGGTATGCGTATAGGGGGAGTCTGCTCCTGTCCTGACATAACCTCCGAGGGTATGCTTGAAGAGGCGACCCATCCAGGGATTGAGCTCGACTTTAATATCGCCGGCCACTTCCTGATTGCCTCGGGTTGGTTTATTCGGGTTTCGCGTGGACCGGATGACATTTGAGCTCGAAAAGGCCCGGCTCATTCTCAGACTCTCGTTCAGGAATGGGACATAGAGGCCGCCTTTGATGGCCCGGATATCATCGATGTGGAATGTGAAGGCTCCCTTATCCACGACCTGCTTGATGCCGATGGAGATGAGCAAGAGATCCGTAGCCGGATTTGCCAGCGTCAATGAGATCGGAGTGTAGGTATCGGCCACCAGGGCGGGAATATTGATCGCCTCGAGGGGCGATGCGCAGAGAACGTGCTCATCGAGCACGAGCTGGAGATCTCCGGGCGAGAGTGCAATCGAAGACTTCACCCATGCCGTAATATGATCATAGATTGCGAGGCTTGCGATGGCGATGACCTCGCTCGCCAGGATCCCTGTCGTGGCATTGGCCGCCATCGTGAACTTGACGGCGTTCGTGCCGGCTTTTTTATCCGTGTCAACCTCGGATGTGACGCCGGTTACGACCTGCTCGTTCCAGGCGTCTTCGCAATCTTCGAGTAAAAGCTCGGGGACGCTCTTAAAGGCGAGTTCCTCGGCGATAACCAACCTTGCCTCTGATCCTTGTGCCTGTGTCATAAAAGCCTCCTTTTTTAAGTCCTTGTGGGGAAATTTGAAGATTTGGGGAATTGGGGAGTTGGGGAATTGGGGAGAAAAAATCTCCCTATCTTCCTATCTCCCGATCTCCCTAACCTTCTTTTCCTCTCATTAATGTTTAAAACGTGAATCGACATTTCGTTCGAAAGTCCATCGAATAGGCCGAAAACATTTTGGTGTTTACCTCTGACTTTTCACTCACTGGTATGAGAGGATCGATTGTGAGACCGACTCTCTGGCCCGTGAGAATAGATCTCAGATCATCCAGCATTTTATAGGCGCCAATCGATCCCCTCCGGGATTCTCCCCCGCCCCTCATCGATTGGGCGCAGACGAGGATAGAGAAGACCATCTCTTTGTCTTGTTGTTTATTGGGATGATGGGCAAAGTCTCCGCTGAAGTAGACCACAAGCGCACAGGGGAGGTGACCGGCAAAGATCCGTATCTGGTCCTCAATGTCGCCTCCCTCGATCTGATAGGAATCGATCTTCTTGCAATAGCCACCCATGACGGAGGTTTTGAGGGTCTCGATGATCGCATCTTCGATTTCGGTGATCGTGTAACTCATTTATGCACCTCACGCACATTGACGGCCAGATCGTCTTCGATGATCTCGCCGAGGGTGGTCGTGATCCTCACCCTGAGAAAATAGACCAGACCTGTCGTTCCGGCCTGAACCCAGACATAGATGAGGGTGTCGGTGTTCGAGGATCCTGCGATCATGGTGGCGCTGAGATCCACGCCTGCCGCATCAAAGATCTTCGCCTCGTAACTGGCGATCGTATCGCCCGTGATCAGGGCGCGGGAGGCGTCGAACGCGAGGCGCCGCTTTTCAGAAGGTTGTTTGGTCCAGGATGGAGGGATCATGATAGTCCTCTTTTCTCAAGGATGAATGAAGGAGACTTTTGCCCCATAATTAATTCAGAATTTCTTTTCTGAAATTCAAAATCCTGGCGCGGAGTCATATAAAATCGGATGGCGGCCTCTGCCATGCCCGCCTTGTGTAAGTAATCATAAACGCCGGCGCGGGAGAGAATGGTGCTCAGGAGATATTCCGCTGCAGGAGTGACAAGAAAATCGATCACCCCGGCGCTCGAAGTGATCAGGGTTTGCAGTTCGTGAATATAAGTTTGAATATCAGAGATCGAAACCTGACTCTGAACAAGGGTTAGAAGGTTATGAATGTAAATCTGTTTGTCCGAAATGGAAGAGAGCGAGACCAGCGTCGAAAGAAGACTGTGAAAATAGGTCTGAACGGTTGTGACGGAATCGGACGATTGAATCGTGGAGACGAGGATTTCTCCAAGGGTGATCGATTCGGTGACCGACGAACTACTCACGATAAGATCTTGAAGGGTTTGAATATAGAGTTCAATATCGGCAATGGAAACGTGACTTTGAACGAGAGTCAAAATATTGTGAACGTAAACCTGTCGATCGGCGATCGATGAGAGAGAGGTCAATGTCGAGATTAGGTTGTGGAAGTAACTTTGAAATTCGGCCACGGAAGCCACGGACTGAATCGTCGAGAGGAGGATCTCGAGGTTTGCGGAGAGAATCTGATCCGATATCGCGGAGGAAGAGACGATGACGGTCTGGGCCGTCTCGATATATTTTTGATAATCGGCGAGCGACGTGGAGACTGCGCCGATTGAGGTCAAGATGTTAAGATATGCCTGCCTATCGATGAGAGATGAGACCGATTGAATAAAATCGCTTCGTATTTCGAGGTAGGTCTGAAAATCCTGAATCGAGGAACTTGAGATGATCACGGCCTGGATCGTATTAATATACGTTTGTTGATCCGTGATTGAAGAATGAGTCTGGATCAGTGTCAGAAGATTCTCAACGAAGTTCTGCTGGTCGGCGATCGATGAGAGAGAGGTCAATGTCGAGAGTAGGTTGTGGAAGTAACTCTGAAATTCGGCCACGGAACTTGCCGACTGAATCGTGGAGAGAAGGATCTCAAGGTTTGCATTGAGGATTTGATCCGATATTGCGGAGGAAGAGACGATCACCGTCTGGGCCGTCTCGACATATTTTTGGTAATCGATGAACGAAGTCGAGACCACGCCGATTGAGGTCAGGATGTTAAGATATGTCTGTCGATCGACCAGAGAAGAGACCGATTGGATGAAATCGCTTCGTATCTCGAGATAGGTCTGAAAATCCTGGATCGATGAGGAAGAGATTGCCGTGGACCGGATCGATTCGATCTGCCCTTTAAAGTCCGTGATGGATGAGACCGATTGAGCCGTACTGTTGAGAACGGCGAGATAGGTCTGGATTGCCTCGACGACGGACACGGATTCCAGTATCGAGAGCAGGTTTTGAATATAGGCCTGGGCCGCGGTCAGAGAAGATGCCGATTGAATCTGACTGGAGACGATTTCGACGAAGGTTTGAATGGCGATGATGGTGGATGCCGAGACCGCAATCGAGGTCAGGACTTCGGTATAGACCCCACCGCCTGGTGCTGTGAGTGTGATGGCATAGAAAATAATATCCAGAGGATGCTCACCCACCCAAATTCCACCAATAACAGTATGATAACAATGGTTACCTGGATGGAAGTCAGGCGGAACATCGGAAGCACCAATATTCACACTACCAATCCCGCCCTGATCAGGCCACTCTAAGACCAGACAGTAATATGTTCCATTTACCGGCGTATACGGAGTTGAGAAATTAAACTCCAAGAGGGTCAAATCCACAGGGAATGTGGAAACATCTATAGCATCAGATATTGCAAGCGGGTCTCCAATAGGATGAGAAAAATACCCAAAACCTGCAGTCGCCTCATACAATTTGGCATACACATGTCCAGTTGGAGAGCCATTTGGGTTCACATAAAATCTGCATCTGTCAAGTGGTCTACCATCCCCAGTGAATGTTTGTCCATTTCCATCTATATTTGATGTCCCCAAAGGATCAAGAATCCCCTCGAAGCATGATTCTGAAAGATAGTCAATTATATATTCCCCTGCACCTAAGAGAGTATCAATGACGGCCGATTGGGATTGAATGACGGAGGAAAGGTTCTGGAGGAAAGTCTGGACATCCTGAATCGATGAAGCCGCATTGATCGTGGAGAGAAGATCTTCGGTAAAGCCGCCTGCCCCCACATTCCCGCCTTCCCAATCGTCAACATAACCATTTCCAGAACCATATGCGTAGATTCCTGCTGATCCAGAAGCTATGTCACTACCAGCGGCTTGTGTCCCTTTGGAGACACCGTT